GTTACCTTCGGGTTTTGGAACTACGACCATATGGAGCAGCTAATAGCCGTTGTGGACGCGAACAGCGGGTTTGCGCCTTTGTACGACGAAGAAACGGGCGAGCTTAAGGCCGGTATCCAGTTCTGGCAGATCACCTCTGACAAGCCGACGTATTACCGGCTGTTTGAGCTTGACGGCATCACCAAATATATCAAGGAACAAGGCGAAGCCATCAAGGTCGCGGAGGACGATAACGGGGCTCCGATTCCGAAGCGTGCCTATGTCGTAAACAAGCGCGTGGATGGGACTGGCGAAAAGGTAACGGGCGGGAAGAACTACGGAAGGCTGCCGATCATCCCGCTGTACGCGAACCGCAAGCGCCGTAGCGAACTGACGGCGAACATTAAAACCAAGATCGACCTGTACGACCGCATACAGTCGGATTTCGGCGACAACCTAGACCGCACGAACGATGTCTACTGGGTTCTGAACAACTTCGGGGGCAACCGTGACGATGTTATCCACATGCTGGCCGAGATTCAGCACCTAAAGGCGACGTACACAACCGCGCCCGTAATGGGCGGGACAAGCAACGCTACCGCGGAACCGCACACTATCGAGGTGCCATATGAAGCCCGCAGGATAGCGATGGACTTGCTCAAGGCGGCGATGTACCAGGATTACATGGCGCTGGACATGGACGAGCTAACAGGCGGCAGCCTTACAAACGTCGCTATCCAGGCAGCCATGAAGAACCTAAACCTCAAGTGCGACCGCTACGAATGGCAGGTGCGGAAGTTCTGCCAGAGTATCCTTGCGCTTGCGGACATCAAGACCGACCAGATCACGTTCCTCCGCGATACGCTTGAGAACCAGCTCGAAACCGTGCAGGCGCTCTACTTAGCAGGGTCAGACCTGACCTTGAAAGAACGGCTCAAGCTGAACCCGATGGTTCCGGATGAGGATATAGACGAAATCCTGACCGACAAGGAAGCCGAGGACGCGAGTGGGCTTGATAGTATGGACGAGTTGCAGAAGCAGATCGACGAATTGACGAGGGTACAGCAACCGGCCGTTGATCAGCCAGTGAACGAGGAACAGGTGGTTGAGTAATGGACGCAGCAGAACGCGCAAGCGCGGCAATCGAACGAGCGGCATTGAAGCGGGTAAACGGCATTTATAACGCTGCTCTGAAAAAAGCGCTCGCCGATCAGAAGTCCTTTCTGAAAAAGATTGCCGACGTTGATGCGGGCAGGATCAAGCCGCCCGCGTTCTACGACACACCCGCGAAAGTCCTCGCTTGGCGGCAAGGCTTCACCCGCGAACTGCTGCGCAAAGAGAAGGTTATCGAGGGCATCAAAGATCAGCTCAACGTTGCAGGCGCGAAAGCCGCGCCGGTAATCAAGGGCGCAATGACCGACGTGTACGCGACAAACCGCACGTTCACCGCCGAGGGCATAGCGAGCCAAGTCAATATCAGTTTTGCACAGTACGACAAGCGGCAGATCGACATTATCCTTAACAACTCACAATCCCCGTTCTCCAAGATCGCATATAAGAACATGGGCGCGAACCCGGCGATCAGGCGGAGGCTACAGAACGAAATGGCGCAGGCGACGATACTTGGCGAAAGCCAACGCGATATCGTGAAGCGCATTCGTGAAGTGACCGGCCAGAGCAAATACCAGGCGACAAGGGTAGCGCAGACAGAACGGACGCGCATCCAGAGCCAAGCGCGAAGCGACACGCTTACCGAGGCCGAAGCGCTGGGCGTAAAGACGACCAAGGAATGGAGCGCACGCATGGTAAACACCCGCGACACTCACGCCGCGCTTGATGGGAAAGTCATTCCGTCCGAGGAACCGTTTGTAACGATTGACGGCAACCACTTGATGTATCCGGGAGACCCGAACGGACCAGCTTCCGAGGTCATCAATTGCGTAGCAGAATCAACCGTCATAGAAAGCAACGGCATACAAGCGATAACGAAAAGCTACTATGCAGGGAAACTAATCACCATCAAGACGAGAAGCGGCATACAACTCACCGCTTCCCCTAACCACCCGATACTGACCGACAAAGGATGGGTCGGAATTGGAACGCTGGATAAAGGAGACAATATCTTGATATGCGATATCGGAAAAGACTTTGTTTCTCGGGTTAATCCAAACAAAGATAACGTTCCAATCACAGCCCGTGGCCTCTTTGACTTTGCGGAGATTATGCTTCCTAAGCAGCGGGTTTCCGGTTCCAATGTAAACTTCCACGGCGACGTTCCCGACGGCGATGTCGAAATTGTATCGCCTCCACGCCTTTTGAAGAATAGGAGAATAGCTATGATTTTGAAGATAATCAAAAACATCCTGCTCAAATTCTCCGGCCTTAAAAGGGTTTGCTTGAGAAGCAATGGCATGTTTAATAAGGGCAGAGTTGGAACGGACGCTCCCAACGCACGCAGCATTCGCCGCGCGAGTGATTTTCTGTCTGTCCTCAAGCGTTGTATCGGCGTATCTAAGCGCCTGTGCTTCGGAAATTCCCCTGACCGCGTATCCGTTGCGGACAAGCAGTCGGTTGATGGTTCCGCGATCGGCATTGAACTTCGGAGCTATCTTAAAAACAGCTTCCCCGGAAAGATAGAGGCTGATGATATCACGGACGTTATCATCAGAGAACACGCGCCTTGTCATTTGTATAACCTCCAAACGTCGAATGAAATGTATCTCGCTAATGACATTATAGCACAATCGCAAGGAAACGTCAATAAATATGCTATTGTGCACAACTGTCACTGCGTTTTGATACCGGGGGTGGCTACGTGAAATTTATAGACCACAGCGACGAAGTGCTTGCGCTGGTTGAAGCAAACAAGAAGCGCGCGCTTAAGGCGATGGGCGTAACTGCAGAGGGGTTGGTCGTCAAAAAGATGCAATCGGGGTACGGAAGCCCGATACGGCAGACAGGCGACCTGATGCGCGACGTGAATCATGAGGTCGAGGCAAGTGGCAAGGATACCGTAGACGTAGGAAACTCACTGAAATACGCGCCTTTTGTTCATGAGGGGACGCGCCGCATGAAAGGCAGACCATACATCAAAGATGGGATCACTGGCGGGAAAGGCAAGTTGGAAGACGTAGCCACACGCGAGATGAAGAAAGGGTTTTGATATGAAAGAAAAACGCTGCCCGTTTAACCGCTTCAAGCCATGCATAGGCGATAAATGCGGGGCGCAGATTATCGTGAACAGGGAAAGTCAATGTTCATTCTCGTTTGCCGCGCATGAACTCTTTATCCTCGCTGAACTGTTAATACCACGTGAGAATAAGGCAAAGAAAGATGGATCGAAGGAGGAAATACCATGTCGGTAGAACTCACAATCATCCGGGAGACGGGTACGGAGGTCGGCAACTGGCGCGGAACGTCTACCGATACCAAGCCCGCAGCCGGGACGCTGTACCTCGTGACCGGGTCCAAGTTCTACGAATTGGATACGAAAATCGAGTATGAGTACAGCGAAAAGAACGTCAACCCTGACACTAGTAACGGATGGTGGATCAAAAGCGATCCTGTTTCGTACATTCAGCCGCTGCTTGAGAAGCTCGGTTATGGCTTGCTGTACGGCATGGAAGTGACCGCGCAGGATACGCCGGATATGACCGTCAATATGTCGGCTGGCGTTTACCACAAGGCCGATGGGACGCGGCAGGAGGTGCTTGCGCTCACGTCGCAGGCTATTCAGGCTGCCGATACCGTGGAAGATCGCATTGACCTGATCTACAAGAACGCGGCAGGAGTTGCGACTTACATTATCGGCATCCTCGAGATCGATGCGGTCGCCGGAGCAAGGGCCTACACCATCATCACCAATGCTTCAGAGGGCGATACGGTTGTGATTGACGGCCAGACGTTCACGGCGATCAGGACAACCCCCGGCACGGACGAGTTCAACCTGGGCGTGAGCACCACGGCAACGGCCACAGCCTTGTACAACTGCCTGAATGCCAACACGAACATCACGGACTTGTACACCGTTACGAACCCCATCGCTGGCGTTGTCCGACTGGTCGAGACATCCGCAGGCGGCGGGGATACCCCGGGCGAAGCCGTTGTCGATGGCGACATCGAAATCACCAATGGTACGCCGACGGCATCTGAGGCCGCGATCCCCGGAGAAAGGGATTATACGCTCGATGTAAACCCGGTTCCCGTTGTCGCTGGCGCACGCAGCTATACCCTGACCGTCAACCCGGATTATATCAGGGCAGGCGAGCGCAGTTACACGATTGAAACGAACGCGGCCGAGGATGATACTATCGAGATCGACGGCGAAATCATGACTGCGATCCGCCTTACTCCGGGCGCGGATGAGTTTACCATCGGCGCAACCATTGCGCTCACGGCCACGGCATTGTATACGCTTCTCGGGCTGAACTCCAATATCACGG